ACCAAGTGCTTGTCCAGCAGCGCCCGGATAAAGGCACTGTGCAACTTCGACCACTGCCGGAACTCTAGCACCATTGCCACCACAGGGTGCTTGTGTGCCTCCCGCTCAAGCACCGCCTTGCTGGTCGTAAACTCCTCGTCCTCCTCGTCCCCGTCATCATCAATCAGAAACTTGGCCAACTGTTTCTTTGTCAGGTCAATCCCCGGAATGGCAGTGCGCAATGCACCGGCCAACTGCTGAGGGCTATTGACATTGATCGGGCCAAGTACAAACTGAATCTGCTGGCGCAGTTCCGTTAGGTGCTTGTCCATGTCCTGGTCAAGCTGCTCCGTTACGGACCTGTCCACTTTCAGCCCTCCGATATACATGTTTGTCAGACATGGGTACAGGTCGTACATGAGCTTCTGTGGCAACTCGGCCCAGCTACCTTGAATCTTGGCTAGCTGTGCCTTGGCTGCAACGTAGGAGCCTTCCGCATCTGCTCCGGCGTACTGGTACATCTCACTGTCCAGCAGCAGGTGCCAGTCGCCCTTCTTCCCGCGCTTCTTGCGCAGGGCCTCAAGGTCGCGCTCGTAGTTACCGAGGCGAGGCAGGTAGGACATTACCAGCCACTTTAGCCCCTTGTGAGGGTCCGTGCAATCGAGCACATGCTCCATTGTAGACGTGTCCACAATGTTATGCACCGGGTATCCAAAACGGGAGCACCAGCGACAGTCGAATGCAATGTTACTACCTGCCTTGAGGTACGCCCTGTCAGCCAAGATGTCCGTGAGCCATGCTGGTAGCTCGCCGGAACCTGTGGCCTGCACAACGTAAGCCTCACCCTCGGTATCGCTAATCATGCCCATACGAATTCGTGCATCTGGTGCATATGGGTCCAAACCCGGGTATGTCTCCAAGTCAAAGCCCACAAGCGGCCCGAAAGCCTTGGGTGCTGTGCTCCATTCCGGAGTGCCCGGCATCAGCACCTTGTAGTCGCCGAACGTTGTGGTGACAAACCCGTGCGTGAAGGCATACACATCGCGCTCGATGTGCTTTAGAATACCCGGCTGTACAGCAAGGCGCTGCAGGGAATCACATACAAAGATGTCTCCGGGGATATCTTTATGCTTGTGACCAGAACGCCTAAAGTTGTCAAGTACAACGCTTCCTTTTCCGAACACGGCACTAGCTGCAACCCTACCAAAGCAGATGGTAATGCTCGGCTTGGCCTGTTCAATTTGCTCTACAAGCCTCGGCCTCTCTTTCTTGATGTCCGCCAGCTTAGGTAGCTTCTCGTCCCCGGCAAACTTGGTTGACTCCAGCCCGAACACAATCTCCACGTCCAGCCCATTGTCATCGGCCAGCTTGCCAAGTAGCTCCATGTCCTCCTCTGCCAGGGGAGTTGGTCCATACTTGGCACGCGCTGTCTTGCCCATTACCCCGATGACGAACACTGCCTTAGTTAGACTCATCTTCAATTACATGGGCGTGCGGGTGGATGCTGTCGATCTCGCCTCCTGGGTGGAAGTAGAACGAAGCGCCGTAGTCAATGGTAATTTCAGACTCGTCCGGAGCAAAGTACACTGGCTCATTGCTGTATGCCTTCTCCAGGATTGCTTTCATTAGTTCAAAGTCAGTCATGGTTAGTGACCACCTCAACCTCATAGAAGGTGCCGGTCTCATCAAACTTAAACACAACGTCCTTCTTAGGGTCATCTTCAGACACGTCATGGTGGCACTCAATAACTACATGCTCAGAACTACCAAGGGGCAGTCCCATATTACCAAGCGCCCAAACAAAAGCATCACGTTCTGTCATTGTTTTCTCCTTTTGAGTAATAGCTGGCAGGGTCCTCGCCCACTGGGAGCATCTTGAACGACCCGCCAATTTGTTTAGCCAATCGCACACTGTACTGCAGCGCATCCGAATCCAGCATCACAACACGCTTGCCGGAGGACACTGCATCCACCTGCGGAACCAAGTAGGGTGGCAGTGTCTTTCCGCCAATGGCCACTGTTGGCTTGCCGGTAGCTTGGAAGTGAATGATTGCGTCAAACACTCCCTCCACGAATGTAACCTCATCTGCAAAGCATGTCCACTCCGGTAGCACATACAGGGGATGCTTGCCTGCAGCGCACATGTACTTAGGTTTCCCGTCCTCCATGTAGCAACGAGTAGCCCAGTAGATCACGCGCCCGTATGGCCCCAGGTAGGGAATCAGCACACGGTAGCTATCGACAAGACTGACAATGCCAAAGGAAGTCGGTGTCTTTATGCCTCGGCTCGATAAGTACTTTGTCGCCATCTTCGTCAATGGCTCCCACTTCGGCAGTTCCATCTCCGGCGGTGAGGCGAAAGCATGCCGTCGTGGGTTCAGCTTGTCTAACAGGGATTGCATCCCAGACCGATACCCAGTTGCTACACCGCGAGCATTGCACTTGAAGCATACCCATGCCCCCGTTTCTGGATTGAGGTACGTTTTCCACCGGCACCCACGCGCAGGGCACTTCTCAAATACTAGCTGTGTCCCGGACTGTCGGCTGTCCCCAGTAGGTTCGGCGGTCAGGGTACGTGCTGTCCCACTGGAGTCTCGGGTCATTGCGGATTACCTCCATGCTCATAGTCCCGCCGTTGTTGGCTGCGCTGATCGGAAGCATGAACACTTCCTGCCCGTCAACAATGGCGAAGTAGTCCACGTAGTCATCGGAGTAGGGGCGGCGGCCCTTGCGATCCGTGCGGCAGGTGTTCACCTTCCCGCTGTATGCAGTCTTGACCTGCACCGCACACCATTGCCCGTCCAACCGGCGCACGATGAGGTCATACTGCGCCCCCTCGATAGCAGGGTCCGCCACGTCAATGCCCTCGGACAGCAGACACAGCTTCACCTTGGCCACGGACAGCGCCGGAATGGCCCGGCACCTGTCGCACACGCCGCCTGCACCGTCCTCCACGTCCCGGCCGCACTTGACGCACATGCCATCACTGATGTCACCCATGTATGCTCTCCTCACCAAGCTGTTTGCTTTAGGAAGTTGACTAGATCGGGCTGGTTAGTAAACAGGTCGAACAACACTACCTCAAACTTGACGGCCTGCTCCTCGCTAATTGCTTCGCCTTGGGCGTCCTGCCAAATGTGTACTAGTTCATGGCAAAGAACCCTATTCACTCGCTTGCGCGGGCCATCCACAATTCGGACAATGTAGTTCTCGGAATCTGTGTCACCCCAGCACTCATTGCCATCGGCGTCCTTCAGTTCCGGGATTAGCTTGACCTCGTAGCTGATACCCATGATCTTGATGTGTGTGAATGGCAGCTTGTGTCGCATTAGCTACGCACCGGCTTACCCGGCGCACCCGGAGCCCCTGCGTCTGGGACGAAAGGGTCACTGACAGGAGATTGCGTGCCAACACGCGCTGTAGCGTCCACGCCCTCAACATATACCAGGTTCACCACCCCCGGTACTGTCGGCACAGTGTAGTTGGTATTGGTAGTGGTCCCAAGCATAACATAGGCTGCTGTGCCAGCCTTATGCCACACGTTATAATGATGCACCACAGACCCAGTAGTAGGAGCAGTCCAAGAATACAGCGTGGGAACAACAGTAGTTTGTCCAATTGCCAGTGTGCTAAGCAGCACAACTGATACAAGAATTGTAGCGAAACGCTTCATTATCCTTTTCCCCCTTCGTCATTGTCAAACGTTTTCTTGAACATCACACGGGCCACAGTGTGGTACAGCACCACACCCTCCGGGCGCATGAAGCCAGGCACCATAGCACTGCCATACTCGGCCAAGTCGTGCATTGCAATGGCCACATCGACATCGGAGAACGTTGCCGGAGTGGCCAGCACCGGAACAACCATGCAGCACGGGGGCGCTGGCAGTGATCCCGGCAAGCCACCACCATTGTGGCCGTATTCATGCCATCGCCCAACATTGAATAGGGTAAAGAACTTCTCTTTCAAGCCATAGTTGCGCTGGATGCCTGCGCCGAACCACTCGCCGAAATGGTGACCGGGGCCAAGGTCCATAAGCTCATGCCGGTTGCCCTCGACCCATTTGGCAAAGCCAAAGTTGTCGGCCTCCGGCCGCAGCCATCTTGTCCGGCTGCCTGCCAGGATATCCCCATCCTCGGTGATGTACACCTGTGCATTGGTGCCATCAATCTTCTCGGTGATGATGCACTCGCGGGCCAAGCGGTGAATCTTGGGCCAGCCAGTAAACTCAATCACACCACTCATCATATTCCTCCCTGGTCATTTCAACCCGCTCAACAGTAATGGACTCCCCGGAAGCTCCAGCAGCATGTGCCTTTTTAGCAAGGCCACCAATGCCAAACACGAAGTTCAAGTCACGCCCGATTGAGTTGTCCTCAGGCTCCCCGCCACCAGCATTGCAGAAGAACTTGTCATCCACATAGATTGCAAACTGATCTGCCTCGCCGTAAGGATCAGTAATGTAAATCTCCTTGATCTTCATCGCTCCACCCTCCAATCATCCGGGTTAATGTTATCCGGGTAGAAAGTTTCCATCGTCACAGCATACACACTGCTGCTCTCCAAGTCATTCAGCTTCAAGCAGCGCAGCAGTTCACTGTCATGGATCAACTCATAGTATTCCGGCAATGTAATGGTGATAAAGTGCTTGGCCTCGTCATAGTCCAGTGGCACCTCGGTAATTGTCTCGCCATCAACCTTCGGCTTCCGGCCCATGTGGCACCTCCTTATCAATCCACTTGTTCTTGTCACTCCAGGTGAATGGGAAGCTGCGCCCATTGCTGGTGTACTCCTGCTCCCATGTGGCAAATTCCAGCCACCGCATTTGGATTACATACGCGGGCACATCCACATCATACTCCCCAGTGGTTGTGTTGAGCCGCTTGTTGTAGTGGGATATGGCTAGCTTGGTCACCGGGAGCCAGAGGAAGCGGGTTACTGTGCGCTTGGAGTACTGCACGGGTTCTGTGATTCGCATTAGTCCTCCTTGTGGTCAAGGGCGGCACGGGCGATGCCTGCTGCCACCATCATTCTGTTCCAGCGATCTTCTGCCACGCGGAATAATGACGGGGGGGCCGCCAAGTGATGGCTTTCCGGGGGCGGTCAATTCATCTAAGACATTCTCCAGCGCCTCCCGCAGCCGCGAGTTGTCGGCCTCCAGCTCGTTTAGTTCCTGCGTTGTCACAGCCCACAGGTTGTCCACGCAGCACTGTTCGCCGCCCACCGTGTCGGTGTACAGCACAGGGCGCTTTGCCTGTGGGCTATGGCAGTACCGTGACCGCTCGAAGTACTCGATACGGTCATGCTGGCGATGCAGTTCTTCAAGGTACTCGTCCCGCTCTGCCTGCACGGCGGCAAGCTGGCGGCGAAGGCAGGCGGCACTCTCGTTGGTCGCTGTTTTGTTTGTTCCGCAGCGGAATCCTCGCAGGCCCAACGAATCAGCCCCGCACTTCGGACAGGTGTTCATATCGCCCCCTTCACCGCTGCGTCGATGTCTGATCCGATGTTTGCCAGCCACGCCGACAAACCATCATAGTCATCACCAGATGCATATGTGTGTAGGATCGCCTCCACCAACTCCAGCGGCACCACCTTCCCGTGGCCGGGGATCACCCGAACCGGAACGGTGTGGGCGTGCGGCGCACGTTCCTTCGTCATGATCGAAGATGTGTTGAGGTCGTTGCCAATCATGCAGGCCCACAGCGGCCCACTAGCCTTCGGTGTGGTCATCACTCCCCTCCGTTCACGCTGGCGATCAGCTTGTTGATCTCGTCCCAGTCGGCGCCCGCCTCGTCCTGACCCTGGTCGGTCGGCGGGTACACCGACTCGTCGAGCTTCTTCAGCAACTCCACCAGCCGCAGCCAGTCGGCGGTGGGGAGGACGGTGACTTCCTCGTACTTGGTGCCGGGTGGAAGGCTTTGAAGGTGGTATCTGTTGACCGTACCAGTTGCCAGGTTCCTGTAATGGCGGCACTTCATCACTCTGCCCCCCTTCCCGGTGCGGACCTTGCGTAGCAATTTCTTGAACCACTCTGCCAGCTTGGGCTGGTTCCGGCGCACCCTGTGGTCGGTGGCAGCAGCCTTCGCCCTTTCTGGTGATGGCCTGTTTGGATAGATCATTTTCCGCTCCTTACCTTGCGGCAGGCAACGTCGATGAACCTGATCGACAACCTCGGCACGCCCTGCTGTACGGCAATCTTTTCTACCTGCTCATCCGTCAGGTCGCCCGTGTACTTGGCCAGTTTCTCGGTCAAGTCGTCGATCTCTCTGGCCTTGGACAACGCCGACTCCTGCCATGCGTGCTTTGTGTCGTCCAGTTCGGCGCGGAGGCGGGCGATCTCGTTAAAAACCTCCGGTGACACCGGGCACATCCGCTCACCAATCTTGACGTAGACGTGGCTGCCCAACTCTACGGATGGTTGCCCCTCGGCCAGCTTGGCGATGGTATCATCAGCGGCCTTGACAGCACGCCCAGGGGCCTCATCTGTCCAGCCGTGCGCTAGCAGGCCAGTCAGCGCAGCGGCAACAAAGCCATCGCGCCTACTGGTTGTCGTCATAACCCGCCTCCAGCATCACAGTATCCCGGAAGTCCTTGCACATATCATCCAAGTCCTCCTTGGTCATGTCCGCAAGGCGGAAGCTCTTGGCACGCTTGCTGCCGGGAAGGGTGATGAAAACCTTTTCGGGAACCGGGAAGGGCTTGACGGTGATTTCCATGAGATTACCCCCACTGTTCGGACATGGCCTTGGCCACGCCACTGTACGTTTCACTGCGCAAGGCCCACCGATTATCGGACGGACCCAGCTTGTTCTGCCCACTGTCGCACTGATTGGCCCATCGCGCCTTGCCCTTCACAATACGTGGTTCCACGTACTGCGTGGACACCAGCTTCGGCAGGCCCTTAAGCCACAGGCACGTTGTCTTTGATGCATCATGCACGAATTGGTAAGGTTGAATGATTTGGTCCGGCTTGCGGATGTGTGTGCTAATGATGCTAACAGGATTTTCCAAGCAAATCTTTGGGATGTTTGCACTTAGCAGCATATGCACAAAGTCCAAAGCCTCCGCCTGTTCTGTCTCCTTGCCACGGAACCACCTGGCACCACTGACAGCCAAGTGCGTGCAAGGTGGGTGTGCTATCATCAAGTCCCACTGCATGTTGTTGGCCACATATAGTGCATTTCCCTGAATGTGCTGGCCCCCATCAGCGGCAGGCAGCAGGTCGCATGACCAAGCATCATGTCCCCGTTCCCGGAAGGCCCGCCGGACAGCCCCGCTGAATTCGCAGGCTACGAGTACCCTCACGATTGTCTCCATTCTTTCGACGTTGCCCCATGCGCCACGAAACCGGGGTGGTCCCGGCCACCCTACTGCCTAGGGGTGTGCGTTGCACAGCCGGGCAGCCAGGAGGTCGCCCCCGCTAGGGCCATAGGGGCCTATCGCTCTTGTACCTTAGTACTCTTTCTTTTCTTCTTATCATCTAGCTTACGCTTTACCTGTTTCTCCTTACGTTTCTTCTTACGGTCATGTTCTTCCTGTTCTCTACTTCCAGTATAACATGATTTGCTAGACACAATCAAGCCTTTCTTACTGTTGCAATGTATAGGGCTAGTAGGGCTAAGCCAACAAACAAGTTAGCGCATGCTACCAAGAGTATTAGCGTTAGCCCCAGGTACCTAATCAACCTGCCCGCCCTCCATGAAGCGGATGTAGGCCATGTTGTCCGGCCGCTCCTGCCGCTCCCACAATTGAACAAGCACGCTCAACTGGGAATCGTCCACGAACTCGGATAGTGTGCTGCGTTCCATTTCCCGGAGGTCGTCCATGTCCCAGTCTGTGAAGTCTTTGGTCACAGGGCACCGGCAATGGTGGTAAAGAATTCTGCAAGCTGCTCCGCTCGCTGCTTGTTGCACGCGATTACAAGACAGCTACCGCCGCTTTCCACATGCACCTCAAGTCCACCAGAAATGTTGTCATACACGGTTAATGTGTGGACTGCATTGAAGTAGCCTTCCCTGTCAAGCGCAAGCTCCGCACCATGCAGGCTCTTGCGCGGAGACACATAGTTGTTGTACACTTCATTGAACATTACCAATTACCTCCGCTGTTGCGCACGATTGACGCGTACAACTCCTTGGATTCATTAATCCACCAACTAGCACCTCGCATGTCACCGGAGAAGTCCTCACCAGTGTTCGCGAAAGCTCGTTGCATATTAAGCACCCGCTTCAAACACGCAACAGCCTCGCTCCGCGTGCGGAACTTGCTACCCATAGCATACCCGGTGGGAATGTGGGTCAGGGTCCACAGCTTGCGCTTGCCGGGGGACACGCTCCGGTGGATGCAGAAGTACCGCGACTGCGGATACTCCTTCTTGAAGTAGTCAACGTAGGCCGCAACCGGGTAGGGGAACAGGCCAACGGAGATGTAACGGACTTCCATTTCTGCCTCCTAGTAAGTCGAAAAGTGGTAAGCCTCGGCCGCAAGCTGCGCTTCCAGAACAGTGGTGTAACCTGAGCCAACAGGCTTGTCCCGTGCAACGGCAGTGAAGGTGCCGTCTGGTGCCATGGCTACGTGAATACCAGTGATTCCAGGTACGTTAGAGTACAGGTCATTCCAAATGAAGCGCAACCCAACCTTGGGCTGCTCCCGGCGCACACGGGGGCGCTTGATGCCAAGGTGCTTGTCCGCCCGCCGGTCCGCTGCCCGCTTGGCCGCCGCCAGGTTGGGATGATAGCTCCGATGGCCGGAGTAGGGCGCGTCACCAAGGTACGTCCGCAACTCCCAGCCCTTGCTGCGGGAGCGGTTGCACGGGTCCGTCGGGTCGTAGATGAGAAATGCGCGCAGCGCAACTCCGTCCACGTACCCGTCGATGCCAGCATAGCCCCGGTTCTTCCAAGTAATCTTGCTCATGTTAATGCCTTTCGTAGTCCACGTTCAACACGTTGATGTCCCAGCAAGCACGGCACATCCCACACTTGCCACCTTGTTTCGGAGCGGGGCACTTCCAACCATTAAGCGACCCCACGCTACTTGTACCAACAACCTCCCCGTTGTCTCGGGGAAACCCCGAGAAGAATGACTTGCCAATTGTTGGGTGTGACACACGGACGATCAGATTCGCCGGAAACTTTCCTGGGTACTCCCGAATCCAGTCGTACTCCTTGGTTGGCAGCCAAAACTTGATGTGTGGCAACTCCCGGGCAATCAACACAATAGCGTGCAAGTGCTCCGGGGACTGGACATCCCCGCTATCGTGCCACCGGAAGTATCCAGTATGTTCCTCGGCGCGGATAAGGTCGATCATGTCCAGCGTCCACGCATCAAGGTCGGCGCGGATGGCAGCCAGTCGCACGGCGTGGGCGTTGATAACTCCGGGGAATAGGTAGTTACCCCGGTGCGCATAACACTTGCTGCACACACTGCCGGGAATGGCGGCCAACAGGCCACCAGTGCGACACTCAAAGGCAGACAGCCCATAAGTGTGGCAAGGCATCTTACTTGCGCTTCCGAGACTTCCGCACACGTTCCACCTCCGCCTTGGCCAGGACCAGCATAACACGTTCGGCACCCGCCTGGTTGTAAGCAAACCCGCTGAAATCGCCTACAAAAAAGAAGATCAGGCCACCTTTGCACGTCGGGTGGGTACTGGCCCATCCGCACCTGTCCGGCCAGTAAGCTCCCATCTTGTTGCCATTGCACACAAGGTCAGTGCCCCCCGTAAACGTCATGTCCGGAACAAATGAGTAAAAGTTCTTACGGAACATTAGGCTTTTCTCCTTTGGCTTTGGCCAGTGTGTCGCGGGCATCCGCGAGAATGAAGGAGGGATGAAGTCCCGCCTCCCAAATGTAATCGGTTGCGGTTTCCAGCGTGCGCTGGAGAGCAGCCACAAGCTCATCGTGCATGTTGAGGACGTGGGCCACATCCTCATGCTTAATCCAGTCGCCATTGGGGTCCGGGGAAATTGATCGTGGGTCCTCCTTGCCATGGTAATCATACTCAATGCGGATGTCCCACCTATTCACCGGGCTTGTAGACATAAGGCACCTCCTCGCCCTGGTAAACCCGCTCGATTCCAAAGTCATTGCGCCGGAAGGTTCCAAGGAACACACGGGCACAGCTTCCGTTGCTTCCCCCGGTAAGGTATACATCCACGATGTCCTCGCCATTGGCATCCACCCGCATGGTGGCCACACACCCAAGGTCCCATCCCCTGACGTGCGCAGTAATGCCGTGGCCACGGTCGCCGCATCGGGTTGTCTCGCCGCGACTGCCCTTCATGCTGCCGTAGAATCTGCTCATTATCGCACCTCCCGGTACTTTACCTTTGCGTCCCCTTGGTCCACGTATTCCCACGTTGAAGTAGATTCGTTGTTGCTTATCACAATCAAGCACTCGACCTGCCACACCCGGACGGTTAGCACGTCCATAAAGCGCAGGGTGGTACGCCGCCACTCCCCGGAGGGGAATTGCACTGTGGTAATCTCTACTTCTGTCCAATCCATGATGTATCCCACCCGTGTTGGAGGTAGTGTGCTTCACATGCGGCCTTGGCCAGTTCCATTGTGGCATATGTACCAATGCGCCCCCTAATTCCGGGGACCATGGCACCAAAGCCCCCGTTCAAGTAGTCCTCACCAATGTAGTAGCTCTCGTTACTTTTGTTCTCGGGGTCGTAAGCGGCAAAGTCTCTGCTGAAAACGTGACCAGGATTCCAGTTAAGTTGCTCCATTGCTACCTCTCACTTGACTTTGGTAATGTACCCGTCCCGCACTTCCGCCGTTGCATACCAAGTGTGCGCAGCGGGGTAGTGTGGTCCCTCCAAGTAGATCGTGCCATCCTTGGGTTCGTTCCCGCCGAATGGGCCGGGCTGGAAGTACTCCAGCTTGTCCCCGGCGGCCAGGGCCTCCCGGAGGGCTTTCTTTGTCTTGAAGTTGCGGACAGTGTACATGTTACTTGGCCTCCAGCGCACGGCGCATGGCATCCCGGAAGTCAAAGATGGTACCGCTCATGGACCATAGCTCATCAATGAGGGGGCAATGGGGTGAGCTACCAATGTCATCCAGCGCCCTCAAGGCAGTGCGCAGCTTCCGACGCTTGTATGCACGGATTTCCTTGTTGTTCATTTCCCAAAGATTCTTTGCCATGATGCTACCTAGCCTTTCTTGTTGGCGAAGTGGCGTTCCATACCATCATAGATGCGCCGTACCCTGTCCATTGCCTCGTCAATGTCCGTGCCGGGAATCCACAGACAATGGTGGTCGCCAGCAAATCCCACGGCGAAGGAATCCGGAAATGTCAGGCTGGGGAAAATGGTAGCATTGCCGCCATCAAGATCGTAGAACGCGCCGTCTTTGGTCCAGCGAAGGTTGTTTTCCATGTTATGCACCTTTCTTCACCACGTAGGGCGCACCCGCCTTGTGGGCCAGGGGACGCACGTAGAAGGCCGGATCGCCGTGCATCCCGGCCACAATGCCGGAGTCGCGGCGGGCAGCGCGGATAGCTTCCGTGCCATACTTGCGCAGCATCTTGGCACCGTTGCTACCTTGACGCTTGGTGCCCGCGCGAAGCGGGGACAGGTTGACCAGCTTTTCGTCCATGCTAGTTACCTTTGGTTTGGGTTTCGGCGCTACCGCGCCCACAGATACACTATTGTGCAGTCTGTGCTAGTGCTAGGCTGCCCCTAAAGAGGGCATTTAATGTTGTCAGGTAACACAACCTAGCACTAGTCATCAGCACCCCGGTTAGTGTGTTACATTTCGACCTGTGTGCATTTGCATACACACACGGGTAACACACACTAGGGGTGGACCCGGCAAGGGCGCTATTTCGCGCTAACGCCCTTGCCCTAGTCTGGCAGTCTGGCAGCCTGCCATCTCGCTATTTCCCCGGCACCGCTTTGCTTACTACGGTATTCACGCCGGACCGCTGATCTAGGGTCGCCCTTGTTAGCCGGGCACCGTTCCCCTAGTCGGTTCAACCTATCCCGCCCCGCATGTTAGGTCGCGTCCTATGACCGCTCCACCCAACGCCCTTCGGTAACTTGAACATTACCTTATTCCACGGCAAGGCGTTTTCGGTTTTAGGCCGCCTCATTGGCAATAGCACGGTTTCCCGTTGCCCCATGTGCGTTAGCGGTTTGACTTTCTCCCCGGGCTTGTCCTTCACACGGTTCAAGTCGTCCCGTTGTTACTCCCGGACATCCCGGACACGGTGTTAGTCCCGCGCCTGTCACCGCTTGCCTTGTCGGGCCTACTATGTCGCCCCGATCGACTTGAGAACCCTAGCACACCCGATTCGGAAAGTCAAGGGAATTTTTTGGGTTCCCCAATTTTTTCCGTCCCGGAGGGAAGCTATCGCCGGTCGCCTCCTTGACCGTTCCCCTACACTAGCACATCGTCGGCACAATGTCAAGGGGAATTTAGCTTTTTTCTCCCGTGCCGGGAGGGGTCAGGTTCGGCCGCTGTCGCTTGCCCCTCCCTGACTGTTGCATAACCATACCACAGTATCGGCCGTGTGTCAACCCCTATTTAGCAAAAAGATTGGGGGCCGTTATCTTGGCCCCCAACCCATTGATTCCTAGTAGCTTAGAGACTGGCCATTTGATGCGCCCGGAGATAGTCCATAGCCTGCCGTTCGGCGTCCCGGATAGTGGAACCGTTGCCGACCCCAACCTTGCGCCCATTGTGGAATAGTTTCCACGTAGCAGGGCCAGCATGGGAGCGGCGGGTCTCTAGCACGTAGTTTCCAAGGTCGATAACGTTGGTTTCCGGGATGAAATGCGACATTGTTGGGGCCCTTTCACTTTGCGGTTTGTTCCAAGGGCCGTCCGGATTGACGGCCCATGATAGCAGGTTACTAACCCTCCATAACCTTGCAAACGACAAACAGAATGATGAAAGCGGGAGGGACCAGTGGGAAAACGTTCTCTAGCCAATCGGTGCGCTTGTTCACGGTAGGTCCTTTCGGTCGTGGTTGCTAGTGACTACCCGGACAAGGTACCACGTCCACAAGGCCAGTCAAGCGAAAAATGCTGCCAGGACCCTAAATAATTCACGTACTACTAACCTACGTGAAATCTTTATTGCACCTTGGCATGGTGCTTGAAATGTTCGCCTCTTGTTCGCCAAGGCATTTTGACCTATGGCCTAGGATACTTGATGTTTAGGTGCTAATTGGACATTGGGGTGCGGTTTCCACAATGGCCCTAGCTGGCCGCATCCCGGGCGCAATGGCCGGGCATGCTGGGATACGGGCAAGGAGGTGATTGTGGCGCTAGGGACAATTGACCTAGAAAGTGGACACTATTTCTTGCGGTTTGGTGCTTGGGTGCTAATGTCCTAATTTTAGGACACTAGCGCCCAAACCATCACCCACTAAAACCCTAGGCTTTAACACGCCCCGCATTGCCTACTAGGTTACTAGGACATAGGCGGCCAGGGGATAGCCCACTAGGGCACTAGGATATCGGCCGGAGGGTGCTAGGGCCTTAGTCGCATACATTCATATGCGCAGTTGCAGGGTTTTGCAGCTTAGCAGTTTAGCAGTTGCGCAGAGGGGCACAGGGGCCTTGGGCGCTAACCCCCCACAGATTACGTCCGAATACCCGGAAGGCCCCTAAAAACCAACTTCCTACATCTAGTACCTAGTGCTCCATGCCCACCACAACATATGGGGGAGGGCAGCCAGGGTAAAAAGGGGGTGATGTCAAGTTTGTTTTACATAGAGGTGCTAGGTGTGCCAGCCCCTTAGGCACGCAAGGCTCGATTGCGGGCCACAGCGTGCATATTCCGTGCCAGAAATTCCGGGAAGGGGGCGAAAAGGAGGCGAACGAACCCTGCCGCAGGGTTTTTGGACCCTAAAAACTGGCATTTTTGAAGAAAATGCAAAAAAATCTTTCGTTGAAAACAAACGACTTAGCTCATTCCCGGCCCTAGGGCCTTAGAATACTGTTTACATGACTAAAATTGCATGCTAAACTTGAAGTGTAGAGGTATACCTAGGAAGAAGGTAGTACCTAAAGATAAAGGGAGAGGTATGAGTAAGGAAAGACATAAGTCCCGTAGACCTAAATCAAAGATGCACCGTAGAATACCACTAGAGACTAAAGAGTTATGTATCCAATTGAAACATATGGGATACAAATACAATGAAATTGCTCAGAAAACACTACTTGGGTATTCTACAATAGAGCATATCTGCAATGAATGGGCACTTAGTAACCCAGAATCAGTAAAGGTTGCTAGAGCAAAGGCACTAGAGGAACTAGCGGGCAGGTTAACTGAAAAAGCAGTACTAGCTCTGGATAGCATCACTCCGGATAGTCTTACTCATGATCGTATTGTTCACAAGGATAAGGATGGTAACATTACTGGAGTGTCCCATTCCGGCCCTACTGGTCAGCAGATTGCAATTACTGCCGGTGTACTGCTGGACAAGGTAACTGCCCTGGAAACCAAGGCGGCGGCACTTAGGGGCGAAACCCCACTTGCCCTGTCCCCGGATAGCTTTGGGGCACTGCTGGAAAGTATCAAGGGGCGCGTCACCAAGCTAACTGCGATCAATGCCAATGCAGACCTTTCCGGAATTACGGCACGTATTGTGGAACTGACACCCTATGGTGATGATGATGATGGTACCTCCTCCCCGGAGGAGGATAGTTACGTTTCGGTGCAGGACGCGGATTACGAGGAGATGTAATAATCCTCCCGTTGCGCTCCGCGCAGTTCGGCCTGCACCACTACACAGGGAGGAACCTGTTGCAGCTAACATTCGCGCAAATTGAGGATTTGCTTGCTACCACGGTTGCCGAGACATCGCGCATGCAGAAGGATTTCATGTCCATGATTGCTGCCCGGCCAGACTCGGACCTTGCTAGCATCAAGTACGAGGCAGGACGCCTGCAGGGCATTGGTGACTTCACCGAGGTCCTGTTGTTCAAGTTGAAGAAGATGAATGAGGAGGAATTCAACTAATGGCTATCGACCTAGAGAAGGCAACAGTTGCCGAACTCAAGCAGTGGAAGCGCGAGGTGGACTGGGACACAGCTCCGGATGGTGCTCTGGACCAGCTCAACGAGCTGATTATTGAACGCACCGTTGAGGAGCGTGTGACCTACGGCCTAGACAAGGCAGCCAAGCAGGCACAGGAAACGCAGCGTGATGAAGCAGCCAAGCGCCGCTGGCCAGAGCTACGTGATGAGAAGTCGGAACTATACAAGCTAACACAGGAACTGCTCCCGGAATTTGGAAGCCTGATGGCCGCCGCCAATGAAGCAGGCCTGCGCAAGTACGGCAGCCCTTCCGGCAAGGTGCCGCCCACTTCCGGCGTGGCCAGTGGCCGCAGCGCCGATGCCCCCGGTGGTGGCTACGATGGTGGCCACGGCGATGATTTCAACGAGCGCACATCCGGCCTGCGCCAGCTATTCGTTAATGAGGGCCTACTCAAGGAAACACCGGAGGCCCTGCAGCGCATTGCTGCCAGCGCGGCAGCCGTTGCAACGGAGGTTGAATAATGGGGCGTCCGCCTAAGAGTACACTTACACAGACTGTGCATTCCGATTTGGAGGAACTGGGGCTCAAGGGCTCTAGTGGCCTTAATGTTCCGGGCTACGTTTTCCGCTGGGTGAATCTGGGATACAGATACAGCAAGGGCTGGAAGATTTGGACTCCGGTTCTGCGCGATAGCGAGATTGGCCGCTCCGTTGTTGAGCAGCTTGGCCCCGGTAATGATCGCTACAATGGCAAGGATGCTGATAGTAACATGATCTATCAGGGCAGCGACATGGTTCTGGCCTATGCTACTGTTGAGCAGAACGAGGCCATGAAGGAACACAAGGACCGTATTGCCCGCGAGCGCATTGAAATGATTGATGGAACCATGCAGCGTCGTAGTGTGGTGGTGCCGGGCTCCGGCGCGTATATGCGTAATGTTGGAGGTAAGTAATGGCCCAGCCCGTCTATGATGTTGTCGGTGGCTTCAAGTATGTTGCCGGCCCCTTTCAGACAGTAACCAAAAAGACCAACGAGGCCGTGTACCGTCACAGTCTGCTAAAGCTCTCCGGAGGCAAGGTTTCCTTGTGGACCAGCGGGGCTAAGGTGTTTGGCGTGGCGCAGCACGCTGCTGCCCTGGGCGAGGATGTGATCGTTAGTATTGATCCTGAATCGCTGTACGAAGCTACCTCGTATAGCAAGGTTGGCATTACTGACATCGGTAAGTTCTGCCCGCTGACGCTAGAGAACGTTGGCATTAGAGTTGGGGATTTGTCTACAATGCGCATTGTGTCGTCTACTACGAGCACAACCCCGGCGCTAGCAAATCCCGTTCAGATGGTGGGCCTGGCCAATAACGTCACCAATGTGGCGTCGGCCAGCAATCACAAGTGTATCGTGAAGTTTATCACAGGTGAGCTTGAACCTTATGTGGACGCTGTGTAACAAGGTTGCCAGCCGCCACACGCAATTCGGATGGTCGATACCTCCGGTGCAAAAAGTGGATGTTCGTTTTTCACAATTGCGCTTTTAGCGCAGGAGGTAACTAATGGCTATTTCGGTGTATGACAACACTGCCGGTTTCGTGCCCGTTGCTGGGCCTACGCAGTTTGTCACGTTTAAGGTCGGTGCTACGGCTGTCAAGCAGGGTACTGCGGTCAAGCTGTCCAGTGGCACGGTCATCCCTGTTCTGGCTACCGGTGGTGGTCAGATTGGCGTGGCTGCGTGTGCTGGTGCTGTTGGTGATTATATCCCGGTGAACGTTGACCCGGAGACTCTATATGAGGCTACGACCAACGATCAGGCGGCTGCTATCACTGACATCGGCAAGTATCTTGTTATTACGGCTGAGTCGAGTGCAACGAACCTGTCCAACCAGAAGGTTGACATGTCTGCTGCGGCCACTACCATTACGGTGGATCACGTGTTTCAGGTTGTGGGCCTTCCCGGCAAGGTTACTAACATTGCCGCTGCTAGCAATCTGAAGGTCGTCGTGAAGATGCTGTCCTCGGCCCTCGAACCGTATGTGGACGCTACTGTCTAACTAAGGAGGTTGGAATAATGGCTCTTACTCGTCAGCAGCTTAATAACTTCTACAAGGACCGCAAGCCTTATCTGGATGAGGTTATTGGGCAGGATTACCGGGAGCATCCCGGCATGTACACGCAGTTCCTGAATATCAAGTCGGCTACTGCGGGCTGGAAGGACACTGCCACTGTTAGTGGTTTCGGTACCTTCTCGTCCAAGGCTGAGCTTGAGGACGCTGCCAGCGATGACATCCTGCAGGGACCGACCATGCGCACTGCGATGGTCACCTTTGCCAAGCGGAATCTGATTTCGCAGGAGGCCATCGAGGACGAGCAGGGCGACGGCATCATTGCCTCGCGCCTACCGGAGATGATGTTTGCTGGCCGTGCCACGCAGGAAATCCTGGCGCACGACCTAATCAACAACGGCCATGTCACTACGTTCTTCACGACTCCTGATGGCAAGGCGCTGTTCGCCACTGACCATCTGGACCTGTCCGGTGGCACGTACAGCAACCTGATTACCACTGACCTTGGTCAGGCCGGTATGGAGACTGCTGTCACGATGCTGCAGACGCAGAAGAACGACCGGGGTATCCCGATCTTCCAGGTTGCCAAGACTCTGCTTGTGCCGCCTGCGCTGGAGTGGACGGCCAAGATTCTGCTGGAGTCCACGCTGGACACCACGGCCCTGACCAACAAGATCAACACCATGCGGGGCAAGGCCAGCCTGATTGTTGATCCGTATATCACCGACGATGACGGCTGGACGCTGCTTGGCGACCAGCACAAGCTGAACTTCATCTGGCGCGTGCAGCCGGAGAACTGGTCCGAAGTGGACTACAAGAAGTCGGCCGTCGAGATGGGCATGCGCTTCCGCTGTGCGGTTGAGGCGCTGGATGGTCGCGGTGTTGTGCATAGTGATGGCAGCGCGTAAGCGTAGCTAGCACTCGGGGTGGCACATCTGTGAGGGGTGTGTCACCCCAACCAATGCACAGGGGAGGATAGATGGATAAGGACCTTGCCTTTGAAGAACTCCGGGAACTTGAGCGCGAACTAGCCAAGATGGAGTCCTTCTACAAGGACAACAAGATTTGCACATTCCGGGACCTTGGCAACCAAGCCATATTCACCAAATGCCGCAAGGCCATTCGGCTGCTATTTGGTAGCAACCGTTCCGGAAAGTCGGTGCGTAGCACTGTTGAAGAAATTGCGTGCTCTTTGGGCTATCGCCCGTGGCTGCCGGAGGGCCATCCGGATCGCATCGTTCGCCTGGCAAATGGTGAGCCTATTCCGGTTCCCAACGTGGGGTTCCACTTGCTGGAAAACCTCAAGGTCGCCGGAGTGCAGGTGTTCATCCCAAAGATGGAGGAATGGCTGCCCAAGGGCGTAGCCAAGATTCGCAAGAACAACCTTGGGCATCCGGTGTCCGTGGAGTTTAACAATGGATCAATCATCCATGTGCTATCTCAGGAGCAGAGCACATCTTCGCTGGAAGGGGCTGCTGGGCACTTCGTGGTCAGTGACGAACCCCCTGCCAGGGACAAGTGGACTGCCCTCATGCGTGGCCTTGTGGACTATTCCGGAATCGCCTGGATCGCAGCAACTCCGATCAAAGCCAGCCACTTTATGGCAGAGCTTATGTCTCGCGCCGCCGATCCCAACAGCGACGTGGGGCTGATTTCGATTAGCATTGACGACAATAGAAAATCACGCGGCGGCTACCTCAACGACGAGGCAGTTGATCGCTTCATAGCCAACCTAGACCCGGATGAGATAGAACCTCGGCTCTACGGCAGACCAGCACATTTGGCTGGTGCCGTATTCAAGCGATGGAGACCATCTCCTCCGTTTTTTGTTGATGCCTTCCCAATCCCGGAAGATTGGCCGCGCATCATGGCTATTGATCCTGCAGGCCGCAAGCCAATGGCTGCCGTGTGGATTGCAATTTCGCCACACAACAAGTGGTACATATACCGGGAACTGTATGATCCAAGCCTAGTACGCATCGACCAAGTGGCCGACCGCATTAAGCAGGTAGAGGGATGGAAGCGCCTAAGGGATGGAACTTGGTACCAAGGCGCAGAAGCGGAGCCAATCGTTCTCCGGCTGATTGACACATCGGGCAACACGCTGGAGCGCACTTCCGGGTACACGATCTCTGCGACCTTTGCATCTAATGGAATCCCGGTAATGTCCGCGCAGAAGATTGGTTACCTAGCTAGTATTGACAAGATCAATACGATGATTAGCACCCAGTCGGAAAATGAATGGTCCTCCGGCCCTGAGCTTGTGGTGTTCAACACCTGCACTCGCGTGGCCTACGAGTTCCAGAACTTTGTTTGGAAGCCGGAATCAGCACAGCATAAGACTACTGGTGCGGACCCAGATGACAAGCCATTGAAAACCAATGACGATCTGGTGGACTGCATACGGTACCTCGTTATGACTAATGCTAGATACGCAAGCCTAGTAAGAATGCTTCAACAGTCAGGGGATGAGAAGTGGTAAAGATGTCGCATAAGTGGAGGACCGAACGGGGAGCTTACTACCATTCGGCTATTCGGCAGGCATGGTCAGACATTTCCGGGCTGCTGCAGAAGCGGGACAAAATCCGCGATCTGTACTACAAAGAGCCCGGTGGCTTCGACAGTGACACACCTTGGAAGGGCGCGTCTGATATCCACCTTCCGGTAATCACTGACAAGATCGAGACAGCCGTTCCCAAGTTGGTTTCGTCCACTTGGCGTGCTGACCCTTTTGTCAACGTGGCTACCGCCGATGGCAATGGTGAGGACTCGGCGGCTAAGAACGTTGAGAGCTTCCTGTCGTGGGCCTTCCGGAATGACATCCCGGACTTCTACATTACCAATTGGAACCACGAACATAACAAGCTGCTTGATGGCACGTCCTTCCTGAAGATCAAGTGGCAGCGTGGCTACCGCAAGACTATTGAAGTGCATACCATCCCGGCTATCCTTAAGCCAGGCGACATTGACATCCTAGGCAACGAGATCACAACGCCGCGTGACCGCACCATCGACGAGATGATGCAGGAAGTATTTGGCTTTGGCGACCCGAACAACACATACTACGACTACAAGAAAATTGGCAAGGATCGCTACCATGTGAACTTCACGGAGGATGGCGAGAAGCTAGAATGCACTGTGGAGATTTCCGAGGGACGGCGCATTGATGACGTTGACCTCAAGGTAAAGCGTATGGTGCTGAACTCTGACAATCCGGAGATCAGCAACGTGGACTTTGAGGACCTGCTGTTCCCGGTGCGGTCCGAGACACTGCAGAAGGCCAAGTGGATTGCCCACCGCACATGGTATCCGGTGCATGAAGTGCGCCGCATGCGCAACGAGGGCAAGTGGGTTATGACGGATGCCGAATTTAATGCAATCATTGGCATCAAGGTCGAGAACAATCCGGATAGCACCAGCGCCCAGCAGAAGGATAAGGTCACCGAGGTTTCCACTAATACCGGAACAGGCCGCGTGACTAAGGATGGCAAGACTGATCCCAACATGGTTATGATCTGGGAGCTGTACACGTCTGAGTTTGTTGATGATGACATGGATTACCCAACTGACGTGGTAATGTACATCCCGGACTCTTTGAACATTGTTGTTGGCATTGAATACCATGACGAGCTATTCCCGCATGGACGCCGCCCCTTCGTGAGTGACAACTACATTCCGATTGACGGGCGCGTCTATGGTATTGGCATGGCGGAATTGCTGTATGGTATCAACCTATCAGTTGACAAGACTATCAACCAAGTAAACAATGCCGTAGAAGTAAAGTCCAACCCATGGGCCATGTATAGTGCTTATGGTATGGCTGCCAATAGCCGTGTGCTAAGCGGCCTGAAGCCAGGCGAGTGGGTTCCAGTTGGCGATGTGAATGCAGTCAAGTTCCCGGACTTCGCGCAGGAACCTCTACAGATGTTCCACGCCAGCTTCCAGACGCTACTAGGTTATGCCGACAGCCTGACATTCAGCCCCACTGTTGCGGGCAACACCAACTTCCGGAATGCTCCTCGCACTGCTAGGGGCACGTTGGCCATGATGGATGCTTCCGAGGAGAAGCTGTCCAGCCTAGTTGAGAAGGCGCAGGCCACATCGTGGAAGGAAATGGTCAAGCAAGTTGCTAGCCTGTATGCCGCCTACATCGGGATCGACAAGTGGTACAGGGTTACCGGCGAGGCTGAGACCCGGCGCATCAGCCCACGCGAGCTACGGCAGAACTGGCAGTTTGAATATACTGGCAGCCTGACGTCCGTCAACCGGGAAGTGCAGCAGGCCCTGGCCGAGCGGCGCTATATGGCCCTCCGAGTGGACCCCATGTACCAGCAGGACCCCAAGGCCCATCAGGCCCTGATCGGCGACTACCTGCAGCACATGACCACTGGCAAGGACTACAAGGGCATGTTGCCGAAGCTGGCCGGTGAGGGTGGCTACCCACACGCTCCAATGTCACAGGAACAGGAGCTTCGCATCCTGACCACTGGCGAGATGGTCGAAGTGCTGCCAATTGATGAGCACGAAAACCACATCCAGGTGCTGGAGAAGTTTATCATGTCGGACGCTTTCGAGAGCATTCCGGCATACGCAGTGTCTGTTATCAGGCACCACCTGAATCAGCACACTAGCATGCTAAGCAACATGCAGGAGATGGGCCAGCAGGGCGCTGGCCTACAGGGGGCTCAGGGGATGCCTATGGAGGCACCCCAGCCCGGAGTACCAGTAGAGGGCATGTCCGCTCCCGGCGGTGAGATGTCTGCGATGCAGGGAGGTCCGGTGTAATGCTGGCTAGTGACCTGATTAATGGAATTAGCGACCTACTTGGCTGGGGCCAGATTGATGCCATCACCGATGAACCCACTCCGGATATCCGCAAGGTTGTGCGGGCGCTGAATAGAACTCTTAGCTCCATGCAGATTGACCGGGACTGGCCAGAGTTGAATGTTGACGCCCGCATGGATGTGGTTGCACCAACCGATCTGGCAGCCATCAGTGCAACTAAGGGCAGCAAGACACTAACCAGTGCGGCCCTGTTCACAAGTGGTATGGTTGGAAGTCACATTGTCTTTGATGACTACTCTGGCTTCTATGAGATTATGGCCTTCACATCTACAAGCCAAGTAACAATCGACAGAATTTGGCCGCATGCCAATGTTGTTGACAAGCCTGTTACTGTTGTAAAGGTGAAGTACAGCCTCCCCGGAGACTACGACCGCATCCTTGGTGGTGTTGTTCGCAACCTGACAAGCGAAGTGGAAATCCTTGAAAAGATTCCCAGCGCCTTCAAGCAGGAGATGCGGGACAATGGCAACACTATTAAGATCGACGAGGCACAGTACTTCACTGTGAATGGCCTTGACTCCAGTGGCAACAGCCTAATGCACTTTGATCGTGCGTTCCTTGTTGCTACAACGCTAGAGTATTCGTACCAGCGCAAGCACCCGCTTGTTGAGGTAGGGGCGCAGGCCAGCGACGATGCTATTCTGTATCCGGATAGGTATGAGCTTTTCATTGTTGACCAGACTGTGGCCAAGCTGGCTAGGGACGTGGAGAACAGCGCCCAGCAGCAGCAGCAGGCGTCTGACGCATACAAGGAAGCAGTCCGGGTAAACAGCAATCCCGGAACTGGCAGTGAGCGTGTAGTGATGACAGTTGATTCCCTGCGCCACGGCGCATACCGGAGGCGATAATGGCGAACCGCAGAGAGGGCCTGGCCCGCATCCACATTGATGCTGCTACTGCCGGGCTGGACCTGTCCAAGGACCGCTGCAGTGCGCAGGAGACAGCCCTGTGGGAAGCCACCAATGTGTGCCGGAGCAACAGGGGCACAATCGTAAAGCGCCCTGACTTTGTGCAGTACAATACCCAAATCATTGAGCCAACTGAGCCAACTAAGGCTGACCGCATGGAAGTTGTGCTGAAGGTTGGGGATGAGTGGGAGGCAACAACCAACGTTATTGCTAACTCCTATGCCGCTGTCAACAGAGGAATGGTATCTCTGCTGGCTAGAAATCAAAGCACCCCCTATACTAATACTGTTACCAGAAACCTAGAGCCCGGAGAAGTATACGGCACGGAGTGGTACTGTATCTCTTTTGTAATCCGCGCCGGGAACTTGGTTGACAGCCCAAACTACTTGTACCTGTCGGTCTGTCCTGACGGGGTACATGGCACAGAGTACAGGTTTGGCACACAAGGTATCTACACCAAAACAGGCTCTAGTACATTTGAGCTACTAGATGGAACAGATGTTGTAGTTGATGGGAACCCCCATAGAGTGGACATCTTCGTGCTCACTGGCGGAGTAGCAGTGCGCATTGATGGGGTTGACATCACAACAACTGGTGCAACATACTTTGCTATGTCGCACCTGATAGAGTTTGGTGCCACCTCTGGAAGTGCCTTGACACAGGATGGCATATCGGCGCAGTTCTCATCTGTTATTTTGAGGGACAAGGCTTTTTCGTCCTTTGATGGACTACACGTTCCGGCGATTTCTGCGGTCGAGTCCTTCTCCGTATCTTCCGGCACAACACTAAAGCACCGGTTGATTGCGGCCGGAGAGCGGTATGTGTTCATTGACTTTGAGCATAGTGGAATGTGGCGCATACTTCTGAAAAAGGAGTATCCAAACACAAGCATCTGCCAGTTCCGGAATACGCTAATTATCATCAACTTTTCCGAGTATGGCAACAAAACATATGTGTGGAGGCTATACACGGATGGCACAACCGAGTATCTGGCTGACGCCCCCAACTGCAAGTTTGGTGCTGAGTTCATGGGCAGATTGTTCTTGGGTGGGGATTCGGTCAACCCAAAGCGATTGTACTATAGTGGCGACCGCAACCCGCGCAAATGGGTTGTTCCGGAGTCTGGACAGGATTACGACCTTGCTGACCTTCTAGATGCAGGCTACTTTGATATTGCGTCAGACAAGAGCGCCAGTGTCACAGGCATCAACAATAAGTTCTATGGCAGCCTGATTGTCACAACTGATGACTCAGTGCGTGCCATCACTGGAAGCTCCCCGGCGGACTTCGGCCAGCGTGTTGTGGCAGCGGATGTTGGATCGGCTGGGCCATACTCCGGTTGCGGCGGCATGAATGACTTCATGTGCCTCAACAAGAATGGCATCACTAGCATCGTGTCCACGGACAAGTATGGCGACATTGCGGCAGAGCGCCGCAGTCATCCCATCAATAGTTTGTTCGATGTGCAGAACCCGACTAGCAACCTGGTCACCATGTCTTGGCTGCAACGTGCAGTGCTGCACTACTTCAGCCCAATGTCCATTATGGTGGCGCTGCTTCCAGTAAACGGCAGCAGGGTTGCCAACAAGATGTACACTTGCCAGTTCCCGGAGATGCTTTGGTATGGCCCATTCGATGTTGACGCAACCTGCATGAACACTGTTATTGGTGCCTACCCTGTGGCTGACTACCTAACTATTGGTACTCCGGATGGCAAGGTCAAGATGATGTCCTTTGCTTCGCCCAATACTGACCAGCTAAAGATCAGCACGATGTATTTGGACGGCCGCTCGCTGGACCCGGCACTAGTGTCTATGGTCAAGACTTGGAAGTTCATTCGCCTCACTGTTAACCCAACTGGCAACTGGCCAGTGACTGTGCGTTGGAAGGGCGACTCCGGAGCTTGGCAACAGAACGCTCAGAATGTGTTGTGCGGCAAAAGCCAGGCACTAGTTGGCACTGCAACCACGGGTTCTGCAATGGCTGCTGATCGTAGCGAGAAGCACGTCATTGAAATTCCACTGGATGTGCGCAGCATGTCGCTAAAGGTAGAGATTACAAGTGATGCACCTAAGCTGTCACTAACTGGAATTGACGTGGACTTCCACATCTCCGGATACGAGAGGGAATAAACATGGGATTGAACTCTATTCACACATGGGTCGATGATGAGGTCATTACCCATCAGGACCTAAACTCCATTAAGGACGGTGTGGACCAGGAACTAGGTGGTGGCTCCGGAACGATCACGCCATCCATGATGACATGGCCTCTAGTGGCTCAGGGCGACATTGACCTCAATGGTAATGACATCTTCAATTTCGGGTCCTTCCTTGGCGTTGTTCACGCCAATGATGAAACTCCACTGAGCGGGCTGTTTGCCAGTATCGCAGATGGCACTGTAATTGTGTTGGACCCCGGTGTTAGCAACGCCCACTCCGTATCTGACATTTCGCTAGTCAACAAGCACAACATCACCATCATCGGTTTTGGCGACAGCACTCCGGTGGCCGTAGGAACATCGTGCTCTGTGGCTGGGTTGTCTATTGACAGTGCTTGCACAGGCATCCACATCAGCAATATGCGCTTTACTGGTGGCACTTCCGGGAAGCCCGCTGTATTGCTTAATGGTTCAGATAATGCCGAGATCAATGAGTGCTCGTTCTACACGGACATTGGTGTGCAGGTTGGAACATCGGGCTCTGCTGCGTATGACTGCATGGTTTCAAGGTGCAAGTTTGATGGATGCACAACTGGTATTGACATTCGCTCCAGTAGAGATAGCAGCCTTGACCACAACGTTTTCGATGGATGCACCGCAGGAATCAGCTTGGCCACTTCTGGCGTTGCAATGAATTTCAACAACTTTGAGGCCAACCTATTTGACAATTGCGTGCAGGCTATTGTTGGAAACTATGCCAGTGCTGCCAGTGCAAACTGGGGGTACAACTCCTACGAGAACAACAAGGTTTACAACTGCTCCAGCAACGCGCTGAACATCACTGGGTACTACCGTGATACAGTGACCACCAATACAACAGAGGACCCTGTGAACATTGGTGGTACTGAATGCACCTTTAGCAACAACATCTTTGGTAGCACAATGAACCTGACAGCCACAGACTGCATCTTTGACAACAATAGGGTGTGTGGCGCTGCTGCCTTGGCGGTTTCATCCTGTAGCCTGAATACCAACAAGTTCTTGGTGTCTACGATATTTGGCACTGGGTCGCTAAATGACCTGTTTGGTAACTTGGTTACGAATCCTGGGGCCTTTGATCTAGGAAACAAGTTCCACAATGCCATCGGCAACAGGTTCACATCCGGAATTTCGTATCCGTCTTATCCAACCGGCCAGTTTGGCCTAAATGGGGTGTCCTAATGGCCGATAATTTTCATAGTCCAGTAGTTCTTACAGGAACTAGTAAAGTACAGGACTTGGGGGCCATCGAGGGCTTCCCGGCAACTGTTCCAACTATCACCATCGTTACTGGTGATGCCACATTCCCAATTGCTCCATTTGCAGACCTAGGTTCTGTGGTGTTTCGTGTGCAGCGAATTGTATTTGGCATGGACAGCAGCGGTGCATCCAATGTCATCACAATTACAGACGGCACCAATACAGCCACGTTGGCAACGGCATCTTCAGCCAGTGACACAGTTCGTGGCGAGATTACGCTGATCGGATGTGGGTATAACAATAGGCTGTATACCATGGTTAACACCAATACATCAGCTACAACCTACGACTTGGAACACTTTACCACAACAGCAATTGACCTATCGGCACCAACTTTGAAAATTGGCATCACGAACGTAACCAACGCCGGAGCGTTCTTTGCAGCCCACTACCTGATGGACAACAACTAATGGAGTACAAGGTTGCTACAACTCCGGAGGACATTCGCCTAGCCAACGAGTGCGTTGCAGCATCTGGGTACTATATGCCAGTGGACTTGGCCAACATCGGCGGCGCTGTTGTGACGGCTATCAACGGTGACGAAGCTGCCGGTGTGGCTTGGGTGTGCATTTCCAAAGAGCGGGCGTACCTAGATTATCTGGCCGTGCGCCCAGGCTATCATACTGTGGCATTTCGGCTGCTGACACGCCTGCGGGCATTGCTGCGTAGCTCCGGGGTGAAGCACGTTATCTATCATGTCCACGGCGACAATGCCAAGGCCATCCGGCTGGCTGGTGCCTTGGGCGGGGACACAGACTTTCCTTACTTGCTTGGTTGCGTAGATTTGGAGGCCGACAATGGGGTCTAAGAAAACAGAGGTCAAGAGCCAAGTGCAGGCGGCAGGCCCCGAGGAGGAAGCTCTCCGGAAGTATCTGCTGTCACTTAGCCAGCAGTTCGGCGGGCAGTTCGGGGACCTGTCCAGCCTTGCCAACGGGACCGGCCTGCAGCTTAATGCACAGGACCAGGCCCTTATTGGGCAGGCGGTCAATCCCCAGTACGAAGCAGGGCTGGCCCAATTGCAGGACCAGTTCGCCGGGATGAATGCGGACGTGGCTAACAACCTGTCCGGCACCGGCCAGAGCGACAGCAGCATTGAGATGGTCAAGCGCATCATGGCCAGCGGTTCGCAGGCTAATGCACTTAAGGACCTAGCCGGTCAGCGTGCCAGCAAGGCCGCCGAGTTTGGCATGCAGCTACCGTTCCAGCGGGCGCAGACACAGCTTGGGGCCAATGCGCAGATTCTGGCGCAGATGGGCGTGTCGTCCCCTGCATTGCAGAGCTTCCTGCAGGAGCGACTGGGCAATAGCACACAGACACAGACGCAGAGTGGGTTCAGCTTCGCGGACCTTGCTCCGATGTTCAGTGTCACGAAGGCGGTGTAAAGATGGCCCTTAGTCCCCAGGAATTCCTACAAGGCGCTGTGGCAGGCGCTACCGCTGCCAAGGCTGCCACTACCGGCCAGGCCCCCAAGTCCTCACAGGCTGGCAGCCAGGGGCCTCCAAAGGCAGCCACTGATCTGGTCAAGGAACTGATTGCTCAGAAGGAGGGCAAACCTAAAGAAACCCTTAAGAGCAAGCTGACCGATTCTGATACGCTGTTTCGATTTGCGGCTGGCCTAGCTGCTGCCCTTTCCGGGGAGGGGGCTGCTGGTGCAGCCATTGCCGGGACTGGCCTGCTGAATGCCTCCAATGAGGCCAGCAATGCCAACAAGGCTAACGAGGCTGCTATTGAGGACCTAAAGCTAAAGGAAATTGATCTAGCACGCCAGAGGGAGAACCAGCTAATTACTGCTGGCTTTGCCAATCCGGAACTTGTGGCCAATATGCCAGAGTACAAGGGCCTAGTTGGTGACGAGACACTAGGGACGTCTATCTACAACTCGGCAAGCCGCATGCAGGAAACTGCAAGGGCAAAGCAAGAGGCCAGCACATTGCTGTCTATGCTGCCAGAGATGGACAATGAGGAGCAGCGCAGGAATACTATCACTAGGGCCACCAGGACCCTAGGATACCGTATGTCTGATGAGGAAATCGCGGATATTGCAAAGCAGGGGCTGTCGTCGCAGCATCTATTGAACATTGCTGCGCAGGCTACGCCAAAGTCATCCATCAAAGCATGGGAATGGTGGTCGGCAAATCCCAATGATCCAGACAGGGACCAGAAGTTCATCAACATGCTGGACCCCCTCAACCCACCTAGAACTGGCAGCACAGAGGCCGATGTAAAGTTCAAGATTCTTGAGGACCGGAACAAGATTCTAGCCAAGGTGTTCGCCGCTGTGGAAGCCAACCCGGATAAGTTCTCCAGCGCGTACATTGCGCTGTATGACAAGAACGTGCTCACAGATGCGGAGCGGTCGTTCTTCCTTACATCAGACAATAGCTTTGACTTGAATACACTAAAGTCGCCAACGCAGCAGGTGTTTGACCAGAAGGAGTACTTGCGGCTAGTTGATGAGGCTACGGCCCGCATTGAGCAGAATAACATCCTATACGCAAATAATGGAGAGACAGACAAGGTTATTCCAACAAGCCAGATTGGCGCTGCTGCTTCCAGCTTTGCCATCAAGGCTATGACTTCTTCGGCACAGGCACAGTTTGGTATCAAGCAGGACAGGTCCGTTGCTACCCTAGGCTTTGTGCGCAAGGTGGTCATGGGCAACTTGGGCCTTCCGGACGATTACCAGGATACCTCCGGAGTACTTGCCGGAGCTATCGGTGTAGAGCTTCGTGAGGCCAGCAATGCTGTTAGGGCGTCCAATCCAGAGCTATCCGGCGCAGATTTGGACAATGCAATCACTGACTACATTGCAAACAAGTTTCGGGGTGACAATCCAGCCGGTGCCACAACACCAAAGGCAGACACGTCCTCAAAGGATGACAAGATAAAGGGAATCCTTGAGAAGCACAAGGACCTTGATTTTGTGAAGCGCATCCTAAAGCCCGGAAAGTCTCCACACCTGACTGATGAATCTGGTGCCAAGATGACACACAAGATGGCTTGGAGCGAGCAGGACGGCAAGTTCATTGTGTATCCAACCATTGTTAGAGTTGGTGGTAAGCTGAAGCAGTTGGACGACAAGGCTGCTATTGACTATGCCAACACCACTGGCGAATACATCGCCTTTGGAACTGCCGAAGAAGCCGATTGGTTCTCCAAGGAATACAAGAGTGTGTGGGAGAACACTGGCTGGAAGAACCTTGGTGCTGGATTGAAGAAGGCAACAGACGCTACAGGGGCAGCCCTAAAGGATGTTGTCGAAGCTCCCGGAGAGATGAAGGACATTTTCACACAGTAATTGGAGGTAACAACACTAATGCCCAATACGACTATTGAGCGTTATGATGCCCTTAGAAGCATGGGCCATAGCCCGCAGGAATCCGCCGAGCTTCTTGGTATGAACAGTCAAGAGGCTGGGGTTGCCGGTGCTGCTGGTAGCTATGGCCTGGATGAGGCCACTATTGCAGCTATCAGCATGGCCTCCAATGACGTGTACACTCCGGAACAGCTAGCCTATGCGTCGGCATCGGCCAGCACACGCCTATCATTTGATGACATGTTCCCGGAAGGCGTCCACACAAAGCGCGATCCGTGGTGGAGGGGTGTTGTCAACGCCGCCATCACTATCGGGGACACGCTGGCCACCCCGCAGCAGCTTATGTGGCAGGGCCTGGCGGACGCTGGCGGAGAGGGCGACTGGCGCAAGGCCATCCCGGACTGGGCTGCCCCGGACGACTGGAAGAAGCAGGGTGTGGACCATGAGCTAATTATGATTGGTGATGTGCTGGACGAATACATCGGCGGGAAGTACCATGCACTACTGCAGGACTTGGATAAGCAGGGAGGCATTGCCAAGTACGGTGGTGGCTGGGGCCTCAAGACTGTGGAGTTTCTGGCGGACATTGCCACTGACCCAATGAACATCATTGCTGGTGCGGGCATTGGTAAGAAGCTGACAAAGGAACTGCGCCGCACGCTGCCCAAGGCTGTGCAGGTGGAGCACGGCCTAAAGGCCGCTGCCAAGTCCCGGAGCCTTGTGGACTACATGGACGTGCGCAAGATTCTGGCCGAGCACATTGACGACCTTGAGGCCGAGGCTATGGGTGTGCCATCCAAGGAAGTAGGCAAGAAGCTGGCACTGGCCCGCACGGCTGCCGATCAGATTGACGATGAGATCGACTACCTAAGTAAGGTTGATCGCTTTGGCAATGATGTGGAACTGCCCCCGGTCAACCGGACGCAGGCCATGAACAAGCCCGGTCCAGATGCTACTGACGCCGAGAAGATTGCTTGGGCAGTGCAGAAGGAAACAGATGACGCTGTGTCGCAGCCTCTCCGGTTTGAGGACTTGGACAACGAGACACTATTCAAGCGGATGGTGTTCGGGCCGGATGACCCGGAGATGCTTAGCGCGGCTATCCTGCGGGTTATGAAGGGGGAGGACACAGGCGGGCTGCTGGTACGAGGGCTGCTGGATAATGTGTTCCCGACGACTACCAGCTTGGAGATTGCCATCAGCGGCATTGGCAAGAATGGAATGATTACGAAGGAGATGGCGGGCAGCTTGAAGGTTTTCGACGAGGTAGCTGCCCTGCGCAAGGGCCGCCTTGGAGAAGTGGTCAGGCTCAAGACTCAACTCCGGGATGCTGCCAAGGCTGCTGTTGATGCTGCAAAGCCAAGAGCATTGGCTGATGAAATTGCTGCCGGAGAGAGCTTGGTGTCTGATATACGCTCAAAGATAGTTGCTGTCAAAGACGAGATACTGGACAACCTTACAAATCCAGCAGGAAAAGATGCTGCCTTGCATGCTGCAAAGAAGGCAGAACTAAACAAGCTGCGGGCCGATCTGTCAGAAGCTAAGCGTATGCTGACTGAGGCTAAAAGCCCCGGTGCTCGGGCAGTCAATGAGGAAGCCAAGAAGGCCGCCGAAGAAGCTGTGGCTGCTATTGAAAAAGACCTGGCCGCAGCCAAGACTGGTGCCAAGGCCACATCCGCCGAGATTCGCCACTTCAAGAAGTATGGTGTCTTTAGCCCTGCGGCCACAGACAACCTGGGAATCAAGGCCCCAAGTGGCCCTCGCCGGGACATCTTCAGCGCGGCGGACTTTGTGGACAACACGCGCTTCGGCATGCGCATCTCCACGGCCATCCTGTATCCGGGATCAGTTATGCCAAATGCCAACTGGGTGCTGGGCAACCGCATGTTCCGGGAGCCCATGCGGGTTCTTGAGCAAAATCTGCCGGGAGCTTGGGAGGTTGTGCGCGGTGGGCAGCGTGCCAAGGAAGCATTCGTCAAGGGTACTTCCGGGAAGCTGAAGCGCATCTACGAGGAAGCTGGAGTCATTGAGGCTAGCGAGTTGCCTAAGGGTGCTAAGATGCTGGTGGGCACGGAGGCGTCACTCAAGACCCGCGTGAATAAGGAACGCGACGAGCTACTGTACAAGCTGCTGGACACGGACCCTGCCGATGGTGAATATGCTACTCTGCTGGCACAGGCCGACGAGAAGCTAATCAAGGCACGGGACGAGCTACGGGCAGTGTTCAACCAAATTGCTACCCGGCTTGGCGCAGCAGAGGACAAGCTGATTAGTTACTACATGCCCCATGTTATCAAGGATAGCTGGTTTGATGCTGGCCGCATGCCGCCGGAGTTCGTTGGCACCAGGAAGATCAACGGCGTTCCTTGGTTCTTGAAGGACCGCGTTGGTTCCGAGTTCCACATTACCAGTGCCACCGAGACACTGGACATTTACACCCGTGGCGTGGCCAAGTACCTGTACACAGACCCATCGCTGGACATGCTCCAGAAGATGGCTAACAATGCCGGTCGGCTGAACCCCAAGATGCAGTGGCTGTCCGGCTACGCCAGCGACATTGCTGCTAACGTGCGAGGGGAACCGTCTGCGCTTTCCGGGATGCTTGGCAAGATGGGGTTTGGAGACCTGGAGGACGGTGCCCGCAAGGCCGCCGCTGCCTTGGGCTCCCTCACCTATTCGGCTGCGCTTGCCGGGAACATTCGCTACCCTATCATGTCTATCGTGCAGGCCATCAACACGACGGCTGCCGAGTTTGGCATGCTGCGCACACTCAAGGGAATGGCCAGGCAGATGACAGCCGAGGGCAAGCTGATCTCCAAGGCTGCCGGTGTGGCCGAGCAGCATGTGGCCCACTTTGAGGACCTGCAGGGCTCTTGGGCTCGTGTCATGTCCGAGGTGCGTGTGGCCTCTCCGATGAGCATTAGCGACACGGAGAACATGATCCGTGGCCTTACGTTCCACACGTCACTAGACGAAACCCTAACCAAGTATGGCTACAAGAGCCTGAATGATGTTGCTGACGCAGGGCACTTCCGGGAAATCATCGCTAAGGCTGTGCGCGATAGTGAGGACATCAACCATGTGTTCGGCACGTTCGGCAAGCCGGTAGCCTTTGGCCGGTTCAGTCGTACAGGCAGTGCGCTGGCTACACAGTTCATGAGCTTCCCGGTGAAGCAGACTGAAACCATTGTGTCGAATAGCTTGAAGAACCCCGGCTTCCTGGTTGACTACCTAATCATTGCCGGGCAGATGCAGAGCGTGATTGGTAGGGCCAACCTGAATGTGGCTCCGTTCCTAGGGTTTGGTTATGGGGACGTGGTTACTAGGGATGTTTCGTCGCTGCCAATTGATGTTATGGGTTCGGCTGTCAAGGCATTCACTGCGGTGTTCGATTACGACATGCCTGTATCCGAGAAGGAAAGGCTGTACGACGACTTCAAGCGCAACGCGGCCATGCTCATTCCGGGACAGCGTGCGTACCAAAACACCAAGGGGACGCTGACCGAGCTAGCCACTGGTGAGAAGCGCAACAAGCGTACAGGTGCCTTGGAGCGGAATCTCAACCTGAGTGTTGCCGGGAACGACAAGATTTATGGGCAGGGGGCCGAGTGGCTGTCCGTCCTGACTCGCGTGGAAAGCAAGCAGGGCAAGATGAAGGCAGATGCGGACAGGGTACAGCGCCTGAATAGGGCACAGCGATCCTCGTCTGCGCGGGCCATTGTCAAGGAAGTCAACAAGGTGTACCGGGAAGGCAAGCCGCTGGACATGAAGAAAGTCCATGCGTTGGAAGTGGACCTTAGCAGGCTGGGCGTGCCCATTGGCACCACCAACCTTGTCAAGATTCTGCAGAGCGAGGAGCAGTCACACGTTCTGATCGAGCGCCTGCGTGATAACCCAGCCGAGTTTGGTGACGAGTTCAGGCTGCTAGATGACCACAAATTCTACCAAGGAGCAAGGTAACATATGCTTAAGTCCATTGTCGCATGTGCCATTGCGCTCATGCTTATCTCCGGGACAGCCTGGGCGCAGTTCCCGGAAATTGGCCCGAGCTACTACCGCCTAGAAAACACGATCACGACAGGGGTTAAGGTTGTCCTCAACCCGAACTTTGAAACGCAGGCGACCCCGCGATTCGTGTCGTACATCATCAGTGATGAGGCCAAGTTCTGGGTGTCTGGCTACCGTTACGTGGACAAGACCTGGGTGAAGGTGTTTCCTCAGGGCACCACTCCGGCGGACACGGCAGTTTACTGGCATGCAAACATTGCCCTGCCAATCACTACAAAGATTGATGTGCTGTGCTTCACAAGCTCCCTGAGCGACGGCGGGGCTGATCTGGTGGTGTACAAGTAATGCGCAAAACACTACTGGCAGCTTTGCTGCTAATGCTAGGCTGCATGGGCACAGCCGGGGCAGGCCCGCTGGACCTGTCCTTCCGGGGTCCTGTGGGCACTGGCCTGCCAACCCCTCCGGTTGTGGTAACTACCAATGTGATGTCTCGCGTGACGGCCTTCCCAAACTACTCTGCTAAGCAAGCCGGGTACATTGTTGCCGCTGACTCGTCAGGGACTATCAATCAGGGGAATACTGGTGAGGCTGTGAAGTGGGCATTCATTCGCAAGAACTCCCCGACAACTGTGTACTATGATACATCTGCCCCTTATCAAAGCTGCTACCTGTACACTGACGCCAATGACACAGAGGACGATAGGACTTTCCAAGGATCGGCCCCGCTTACATTCATTTGGGTGTCGGCCAACGGGCTGGTGCCCGGCATGAAGGTGAACAGGGCCAACCTAATGCTCAACTTCGGGGCCTTCGCTGGTATGACTATTCCGGCTGGTGGGCAGATTGTTGCTCGGCTGGACACCATTCCGGCTGACTATGCAATGGTAAGCACCTCTGTGTCAGTGTACGGTGCGGATACAGACGTTGCCAGAATGGACATCTCTTGGAATGAGGTTAATGCCAACGGAAATGTCAACTGGTCCCCATCTTTGGACTCGCGTGATGATTACCATGACTTTGGCCCGCGCTCCGATAATGGAGCGCCTGCTGGTGTGTATGCTTCCGGGGCTGCAATGAACATCAGCGTAAAGTCCGCTGTGCAATGGGCACTGGACTTGGCGCACAAGAAGGGACAGACATCTGTCCCAACAGGTGGCTTCTTGTTTGTGGTGTACGCCAATGGTGGAACGTGGGGAGCTTTCCCAACATTCTCCGCTGGTGACTACAACCAGTGGGTGGGGCAGGCTGGTGGCAAGGGTTGTCCAGTGTTCACCTGCGAAGCAGAGACACCAAGAGGAACGATGGCTTGGGGTGGCAACGGCTCCCCGGTGTGCATCACGCTAGATGACTGCTTCGACGACCACATTGCTTACGCTCCTAGTTTTGTAACACAGAATCTACGTTTCACATCTGCTATCTACTCTGACGCCTTCAACAACAATGCTGACTACAACACCTTTATGACCAACTTCTCTCCATACGTGGACATCCTACATCATGGCAAGACCCACGTTGGTTGGGGGTCTGTGGCGGGCGCTGCGCTGAATGCGGAGCTTGAGAAGGGCGCGTGGTATAGCAGCACATACTACGCAACTCCACCGGATACTTCATTGATTGACCACGCTGCATGGACAGGTGGAACACAGCAGTACTACGGGGTTGAGGCTATGCCCAAGATGGTAAGCTATGGGTACAAGTCCTGTAGGGCCTTTGGTATCAAGACAGCCGGGACACATCCGGTGGGGGCTATTACCCCGCTGTCGTGGACCGATCCTTGTAACGTGTACCTGATCGGCTCCGTGTTTGCCCCCAATATCTTTAGCAATGGTGGCTCTCCCGGCAACTACGCTTACGTGCTTGAGGAACTAACAGACCAAGTTGACCTGATGTGGACAACTTATGGTAAGGCCGCGCTCAACATTTATGCACACCGGGATACGGATGGCATCACGGCCACTAACCTCGGCTACGCCATTGCCATTGCCCGTGACCTTGATAGCTGCGAACCTATGGACTACTACCAAATGATGGAGTGGCGTCTGGCCGACACCAGCTTCATCGACCCGGCAGACATCACCACTGCCAATGGTTACACAGCCGTGCAGCAGTTCTCGGCGGCTATCTTGGACTCCATGCGGGATGCCCATTCGACTGTGCCTCTGGGCACCAACGCCACGAAGCTGTGGGTTACCGGAAAGGACCAGTAATGAAAATTCTGATGATGTTGCTAATGCTGATTGTAGCTAGCACTGCCGGGGCTAGGTCGCCAACTCCGATTGACCCCGGTCCAGGCGGGAGTAGTGGTAGCTACACACCAGCTATGCAGCCAATCGTCGCGTCCTTCACCGCCGTGCAAACTACCGGAGCGGCACCGTTTACTGCATACTTCTCTGATGTGTCTAGTGGTGCTACTGCTACAACATGGGCTTGGGACTTTGGGGATGGCACCACAGCGACAGTCAAGAACCCTGTTCACACGTACACCAACTCTGGGGCATACACGGTTACCCTTGTGGCCACAGCAGAGTATAGTTCGGATGAAATTGTACGCTACCAGTATATCACAGTTACTGGCACCCCATATGTCTCCAGTGTCACAGGAACCGTTGGCACCGGGCAGTCGGTGACAATTGCCGGGGTGAGCTTTGGGGCTAAGGCAACAGCGGCTCCTTTGAAGTTTGAGACATTTGAAGGTGGCACAGTTGGTGACTTGTTGGGTGATTCGTTCTGGTATTTGACAGGGAATGTCCCATCTAGACCCACGCCTCCTGTGTACTCCACAACAAATAGCAGGTCTGTGTACTCCCCCCAAACAGCAAAGTTTGCTATCTTTGGCCCAGAAACAGAGAGGTATCTATACAGCCAAAATATGTCCTTTGCATCAAATAAGGTGTTCATTGACTACTGGACTTGGTGGGACTTGCCAACGCTGGTAACCAATCAGGATTACCAAATTAAGACGGTTAGGTTTAGTTCTGGAGAAACGAACATTTATCCCGGCGGCTTTCTTGACAACTTCTATCATGCTTCCAGCAACAACATGGAAACGTACTTTGAGTTGAGGAAAGACGGGGTGTGCGCAGACGCAGGGATGCGCCGCAGGGATGGTTCTGACTTAGTTGAGAATGCTTGGAATCATGTCCAAATGTTAGTGACAATAAACGACTACGCCATGACAGATGGAACAATGGAGTGGTGGTTAAATGGAAGTTACATGGGTAAGAACACTGGGATCAGATTGGGCTGCACAAATTCCCCTACTGTTAAAAAGGTTTTCATTGGTGGCTACTTAGATAACAGAGACACTGGACAAACAATGGCGGCTACCCTTTACTACGACGATGTATATATTGACAACAGCCACGCCAGAGTAGAGCTAGGCGACAATCCTGTTTATGCAAATTGTACACACCGGGAGATTCAGATCCCATCGGCTTGGACATCCTCGTCAATCACAGCTACTATCAACACCGGGTCATTCGCCAATGGCACCGCCTACCTGTTCGTGGTGGACGGCACAGGCCGGGCATCTTCCGGCAAGCAAGTGACGATTGCTAACTAATGAGTACCCTACGCAACAAGCAGGCTCAGTTTACACAGGCCATCGCGGTGCTTATCCGGAAGGCCGATGAGCTTGGATACCAGTTGACATTCGGGGACGCATACCGCGATCCCCGGTGCCCATACGGGCATCCCACATCGCTGCACAAGCAGCGCCTGGCGGTTGACTTCAACGTGTTCCGGGATGGTGAATACCTAACTCGCGGGGAGCAGTATACTGATCTTGGGGAGTTTTGGGAGAGCATCGGCGGGACTTGGGGAGGGCGCTTTGAAGATGGAAACCACTTCAGCTTTGAGCACAACGGGCAGAAGTAAAGGTGATAGGGCTTGGTCGCTAACGCAGATTGTAACAGGAGTTGTACTACTACTGATCGCAATTGTAAAATAAGGAGGTGCCGTGTCGCTGCCTTTTGACACCAGTGATTTCGTTGCCGCGCTTGTTGGACTGGGGCTGGTTGCCAAAGGCATCCTGGATCATGTGTACTCACAGAAGTCCAAAGATCGCCCATGCACCTATGAGCACAAGGAACTAGAGCACAAGATGGACACGGTTATCACCATCTTGAACGAGAGGAAGTAATATGGTTAACGCTTTCAAGCGATTCTTCGCATGGATTTCCGGGGAAGCTCCGGAGGGCCAGCGCAAGCTGGTGTTCTGCACGCGCATTGAGCTAATGCTATTCACATTGATGCTATTGCAGCCCAAGGGCGAACTGGGCTCGGACATCATCAGCGCGATGGTCACTACTGGTATCGTCGGTGTTGGTGGCAATGGCATTGAGTGGGCCAGCAAGGCATTCTCCGGAAAGAAGGCCGTGTAATGCTGGGCGACAACACTATCCTGGCTGTCATTGGTGCAGTGCTGGCGATGCTGTTGTGGTCACATCATTCCGGCAAGGTGGCTGGCAAGCGTGCAGCTAAGGCGGAAGCGGCCAAGGATATGGCTGCCGTAGTGGAGGAGGTAGCAGTTGTACGGGCTAAGGAAACACATGCGCTGGATCGCCCTAGCAAGTTTAATGCTATTGCTAAGCGATTCCTGCAGAGCATTCCCCCTTCCGGCCAGTAAGGACTACCGGCAGTGGATAGAGCAGGCAATGTCCCCGGACACGCCGGACAGCACACGCATGGACGTGCTGATGTACATTGCCATCGAGCAGCAGAAGGACCTGGACATTGCCAACGCCCGCGTTGACATGTACCAGAAGCTGTACGCAACGCAAAAACGGCCTTGGTACGAGGCCGCTTGGGACAGCGACATTACCAAGACCGTTCTGTTTGTTGGAGGCGTGTGGCTAGGTAGCCATATGGTGCACATAGTGGACTCAGGTCCCTAGTACACCTTCTCGATGATCGGGCCACGGGCTGCGAAGCTATTAGGGTGTGGGGCGTATTTTTCGTCCCACACCTTTTTTACTGCGCAGATGCCAATGCCCCAAGCATCAGCTACCGCTTCTTGGTTGGCCTGCTCCTCAGCCTCGCGCTGCTTGACCGTGAACATGCCCTCGCCTACCCACTCTCCGGGACCATCGAACGGACTGGCTGTAATGATATCAATCTTGTGGGCCGCACCATTCCCGGTGACGGCCTTTTTCATTTTGGTTGGTGTCACCTCAATGATGGTATCCACCACATCCCGGAAGATGGTCACAATGTTGGTGAACAGTCGCATCTGCTTCTCGAAGTTCTCGATGTTCTTGCCAACGATTGGCTTCTCGATTACCAATAGGGTGGGGGCAACTGGAAGGCTAGGACTAATGGCCTTAGCTGCCGCGCCCCTCACCCAATCTAGTAGTGCCTCAGCCAAGTCCCAAGCCCTAAGCTGCCGGTCGTCATGCGAATTGTCTGCGGCGAATGTGGCATAGGCCAGCACTTCACCCTTGTCCTCCATCAGCACAATCCCGGTGCGTGTTAGCCCAGGGTCAATTGCAATAATCACTTGGCCACAGTCCAGTAGATGTCCCGCGTGTGCAGCACGTCGAACTCAAAGGGGTCCGCGTGCCCATCAAGGACAAGCTGGAAACCGTTCACAGCATACTTGTTGAAGTTGACTTCCTGCCCAATGTAGTAGCCTGCTGTCTCCGGAACGTCCGTGCCGATAGCCACGACACGGCCGGACAGGGGCTCATTCTTGTATGTCTCCGGCCGCACGATCAGGCCATCCCCGAACGTGTCCGACGCCTCGTCCCGGAGAATCGCCACCCGCTCCCCCTGTAGCTGCCGCTTGCTGGCCTTCACCGCCTTCGACGCCTCTTGCCACGTATACTTCCTCTGCGCCATTCGCTTCCTCCTCTGTCATGCTGCTTTCCCTAATGACCATTCGGTCAAGGTCCGCGTATAGGTGCATCACGCTCCGGTTAGTGG